AAATACCACAAGAACTTTAGATGATCCTATTTTTCCAGAGTCCCCGCAACTAGTCTCTAGCGACGAGCAGCTAGGAGCTATGCAAGAATTTAAAGATGGTGGAAGAGTTGGATTTTTTGAAGGAGGAATGCTAAACGATCAAGATAGAATTAAATTAAAAGAAGCTCTTAAAAATAATATTCTTACAAAAGAAGAATATGGTCAAATTGATTTATTAAATAAAAAAATAGCAGGACTAACAAGTGTAAATTATTATGGAATTAAAGAAACAGAAAATCCGCTGTTATATAACAAAATAAAAAAAATATTAGATCCTGAAGGTTATATTAGTAAAAAAGGTAAACGTTTTTTTGAATTTAATAATATCATAAAAAAAGGAGTGAAAGATAAACTATCAACAAGAGAAATATTTGAAAAAATAAAATCAGAAAAATCATCAACTGCAGCAAAATTTACCATGCCAGACCTACAAGGACATATTAAAAATGTTTTAGAATTAAAACCAGAAATTTTTGATATTAAACCACAAGACGCACAAAAATATATGAAGGTAAGATTTATGAGTAAAGATCTTAATGACAAAATAAATTTATTTATAGACAATTATTTTGAAGGCAAACAAAATTTAGAAAATATTTCAGAACTTAAAAAAGAATATAAAAAGGGATATACAGAGGGATCTATTACTGATAAAAATTTAAATCTCAACTTTAAAAGAAGATTAAACTCTTTGCTTGAAAGTAAAGGAAAATCACCAGAAGAAATTGAAAATTTTTTTAATGATGTAACCCCAGGAAAATTTATTCAACAATCAAAATATTTTCCTTTAATAGATGCGGAAATTGAATTTGATTCTGATATAAGTGCAGAAGAACTTAAAAAAACACTTAACATTAAGGGAGGCCTTAAAAAATCAGACAGTGAATTTTTTAAAATTATGCGTCAATATAGAAATTATGCATTAGAACAAATTCAAGATTTAAATGAACAAAAAGAATTATTACCTAAAAATAAAAAAACAAAATTAGATCAAAAATTAAATTTTGCAACGGATCGTTTCTATGCAACACAAGATATAATAAATAATTTAAGAGCTTTTCCTAAAGATTTACAATATAGAACCATAGAAGAACTTTTAGATAAAGAAAAAGGAAGTTATGGTTCATCTCTAAGAAAACTTGCATCAAAAGGAAGGAATGTGGACCACGTAATATCTTTAAGAGCATCTTTTGAAAATTTCCCTGGTTATGCAGAGGCTGTTCAATTTTTATCTGGTGAAACTAATCAAGTACAAAAAGCAAGAAAAGTTGATTCATATTTGAGTAATATATTGGATCAGTTAGTTGAAAACAAAAATTTAATTAATGATGAAAAGTTTTTAGAAAAAATTGAATTTTATAATGAAAAAGCAAAACAATTTAAAAAACAATTTCCCGGTGCTGATGTTCCAATTATTGAAACAGGGAAAAATTTAAAACCAGAAAATTACATTGAATACTTTAATGATTTTTCTAAGGCTGCTCAAAAAGATATAAAAAACACAGCTAAAGAATATGGTATAGTTTTAAAAACAGAAGCAAGGCCAATAGATTTATTAGCTAAACAATATGAAGAAGCGATAAAATCAAAAGACTTTAACGCTCTTAAAAAATTAGGTTTAGATAGAGAGGGAGCAGCTTTAGCAGCTAACTTTCCTTTAGAAGGATCAGCTGTGAGTGAACTTTTTAGAAATTTAAGATCTGGAGTAAGAGTTGTTAGAGGTGGACTAAGTAGATATTTTGTAGATGCCTTTGGACTTCCAATAGATATTTTATTTGGAGGAGCTCTTGGTGGATATGAAGGAGCAAGATTAGGTATGCCTTATGGAGCTCTTGAGGGAGCTGATCCAACATTTCAGTATGATGCTAAGTCCGGAGTAATTAATAATTTAGCACAGTACGCAGGCAAAGATTATTCAAAAGTTTTAGAACAATTTAAATATTTTGATCAATTAAAAGACATTAGAGGTTTTGAAAAAGAAAATAAAAGCATAGAAGAAGGTTTAAAAAATTCACAATTATTTGATGAGGATCGAGAAAATTATCAATCAAGATATAGAGAAAATTTAGAAAAAATTAAAAGTTTTTATAAAGATGTAAAAAACCCAGGCTTTGAAAAGGCTGTTTATAATGCTATGGCAAACTTAATAAATATTAGAGATGATCAATTAATTAAGGAAGGAAAGTATAGAAAAGATTTAATGACTACACCAGGAATTATTTTTTCAGAATACTATAGACCCATATTAGAAGATATAAATAAAAATTATTTTTTAAAATCTCAATTAGATTATTCAAACTACATTAGTAATATGACTCCAATTTTGGGAAATCTATTTCTTAGTGAGAAAGAAAGGGCAGGACTAAACCCTGTTTCACCCGAAGAACTTCAAAAGGCAATAGAAACTTATAAAGAAGGACAAAGTTTATATAATTTAGAGCAACAAAAAATTAGAGAACAAATAAGCCCAAACATAGGTCCTTATGATTTAATACGTGAAAAAATTAATCCAACACTAAATTTAAAAGATGGTGGTAGAGTTTATTTTAAAAAAGGTGCTTTTGGAAAAAGAAAATTTTTAAAAACACTAGCTGCCTTAACCACAGGCGCTGCTGCATTAAAAGGTGAAAAAATTTTTAATAGAATTTCTGATTTAACTAAAGTATCCAGACCAATAAAACTTGCAAATGAATTTGAAAATGCTCCATCCTGGTTTGGAGATTTGTTAAGTGTAATTGCCAGACCTGAAAATATTACAGATGATTTAAAACAAATTGATGGCTCACCTCCTTTAGGAAAAACCTATAGCAGTCAAGGTATTAAAATTGTAGAGGATGATAAAACTGTAGATGTAATGTTTGAAACAGATAATGGAATGCAGGGGTACATTGTATATACTAAACCAAGAGAAGTAATAGATCCAAAAACTGGGGAAATTCAAAAAATTCCAGGGGAATATCAAGAGTATGAATTAGTTTATAGAGGAGATGGGGACATTTATACTAAAGACTGGGAAGAAGGAATAATTTCAGGAAAAGCTAATTTAATAGAAACTTCAGGTAATAAAGCTTCAAAAGAAGAAGCAGCTCAAGCTTCTAGATTTGCTGATGAACAATCTGCGGCAGAGGCAAGAATGGAAGCTGATTTAGATTTTTTAGAGTCTCAAAAAGATGAAATCGATTAAAAAATTAACAACGACTATACCACCTAAATCAGGACCTAATCCTCAAGGCTTGAATGTTAATTATAATACTGTTAAAACAGTCAACCCGGAGAAAACAATAAATGGCAGAAATAGACAAAGCACTACCAAACATTATTAATCAACTTACACCTGAACAGGAAATGAATCAGGTAGTTGCAGATACAGAGGAAATAAAAGCTGGTCCGACAGAACTTACTGAAAATGAAGATGGTAGTGTAGATATAAATTTTGACCCCAACGCTTTACAACAAAATGTTGCTGATCCAAATGCAAACTTAGCAGATTTATTAGATGATAACTATTTAAACAAACTAGGTTCAGAACTTTATCAAAATTATCAAGATTATCTTTCCTCAAGAAAAGATTGGGAACAAGCCTATACTCAAGGGTTAGACTTACTTGGATTTAAGTATGAACAAAGGACAGAACCATTTCAAGGAGCATCTGGTGCAACACATCCATTACTTTCAGAAGCTGCTACTCAATTTCAAGCATTAGCTTACAAAGAATTATTACCAGCTCAAGGCCCAGTCAGAACTGTTGTTATAGGAGTTTCAACTCACGAAAAAGAACAACAAGCAGAACGTGTTAAAGAATTTATGAATTATCAAATTATGGACGTCATGAAAGAATATGAGCCAGATTTTGATCAAATGTTATTTTATCTACCGTTGTCAGGATCTACATTTAAAAAAGTTTATTACGACGAGCTTCTTGGAAGAGCTGTATCACAATTTGTTCCTGCAGAAAATTTGGTTGTTCCTTACACTGCAAATACTTTAGATGATGCAGATGCTGTTGTGCATGTTTTAAAAATATCTGCAAATGATTTAAGAAAAAAACAAGTTAACGGATTTTATAAAGATATAGAATTAACATTACCATCTGAAAATAATGCATCAGATGTTAAGGATAAACAGTTACAGTTAGAAGGAATATCTAAAACAAATAATGAAGATGTTTACACTTTATTAGAAAATCATGTGTATTTAGATTTAGAGGGTTTTGAGGACATTGGATTAGATGGTGAACCAACAGGTATAAAACTCCCTTACGTTGTAACTATTGAGGATGAATCTAGAAAAATTTTATCTATTAGAAGAAATTATGACCCTACAGACCCTAAAAAACAAAAAATAAATTATTTTGTACATTTTAAATTTTTACCAGGTTTAGGTTTTTATGGTTTTGGTTTAATTCACATGATTGGTGGATTATCAAGGACAGCAACATCAGCTCTTAGACAATTATTAGATGCAGGAACATTATCAAATTTACCTGCTGGATTTAAAATGAGAGGAATTAGAATACGAGATGACGCTCAATCTATTCAACCTGGTGAATTTAGAGATGTAGATGCACCAGGTGGAAACATTAGAGATGCATTTATGACTTTACCTTATAAAGAACCTTCACAAACTTTATTGGCACTTATGGGGGTCGTGGTTCAAGCAGGTCAGCGTTTTGCATCAATTGCTGATTTGCAAGTAGGGGACGGGAATCAGCAAGCAGCAGTGGGCACGACCGTGGCTTTGCTAGAAAGAGGTAGTAGAACAATGTCTGCAATACATAAAAGAATATATGCAGCGTTAAAACAAGAATTTAAATTATTATCAAGAGTATTTAAATTGTTTTTACCACCTGTATATCCATATGATGTTGTTGGTGGTTCTAGAGAAATTAAAGTAGCTGACTTTGATGATAGAATAGATATTTTACCGGTGGCTGATCCAAACATATTTTCACAAACACAGAGAATTTCTATTGCACAAACAGAGTTACAACTTGCAATGTCAAACCCTGGAATTCATAACATGTATGAAATTTACAAAACAATGTATGAAGCAATTGGAGTTAAAGACGTAGACAAAATTTTAATAAAACCTCAGCCACCTACACCAAAAGATCCAGCGTTAGAACACATAGCTGCTCTTGCTGGACAATCTTTTCAAGCATTTCCAGGGCAAGATCATAGATCTCATATAACTGCGCATTTAAATTTTATGGCAACTAACATGGCAAGGAACGCTCCACCTATCATGGCGTCACTAGAAAAAAATATTTTTGAACACATATCAATTATGGCTCAAGAACAAGTTGAAATGGAGTTTAGAAATGAAATGCAACAGCTACAATTAATGACACAACAATCAGCTATGATGCAACAAAACCCACAAGTCATAATGAATATGCAAATGCAAATGAGAATGCTTTCTGAAAGAATAGAAGCAAGAAAATCTCAATTGATTGCAGAGGCTATGGAGGAATTTAAAAATGAAGAACAAAAAATTACATCAACATTTGATGGAGATGCCGTTGCAATGTTGCGTTCTAGAGAATTAGATCTTAGAGCTAAAGAAAATGCACGAGTTGAAAAAGAAAATAATGAAAAAATTAATCTCGATAAGATGAAAGCTATGATGGCTCAATCCACGGACAGTAAAAAACTTAAACAAAATGAAGATTTAGCTAAGTTAAGAGCAAATACTTCATTAGAAAAGACAGTTTTAACTGCAAAATTAAGAAACAAATAAAAATAAGTTTAAAAAATAACAAAAAAGGAGTATAAATAAGCTATGAAAACAGAAAACGGACAAAAAAAGGTTGCTAAAGTAATGCGAGAGTTTAAACAAGGTGAACTTCATTCTGGTAAATCTAAAAAAGTTGTAAAAAATCCTAAACAAGCAATTGCAATTGCTCTTT